AGGATGGAATAATTCTCACTCATGCACCTCCATCTCCGCGAGCGTGTCTGCGATTTCCGGGTTCTCGGCCATCATCTTAGTCATCGCATCCTTCTGCGCAGACTCTATCTTTTCGAGCGGCGTATCGGTCAACTGCGCGGCAATTGGAGCCATAAAGATTCGCACGAGCGTAGTGTGCGGCAACTCTCGCAACTGCGCCCGTGTAATTTCTTTCTTGTCCTGAATGCCGTGCCACGCCAGAGCCTCGATAACTGCGGCCTCTTTCAGCCGATAACCTTCGTCGGACATAATCCCGCCGACTTCTTTTTCTGCGCGTACTATCTCCGGTACCGTGCGCAGCCGAAACTCTACCTCCCCGATGTCGGGAATCTTTACTCTTACACTATCCATAATACTTCCCCTTGAGAATTATGCGTAAACTAAGACACCGGAACCTTGCCATTCAACTGCCATGCTTATCTTGCCGTCAACCGGCGTGCCGATTTCCGTTGATGTGATATACGCATTCCCGGTCATCGTATGGTTGCCGCCGCCGCCGCACTCCATTGCATTCACCGTTAACGCAATCGGCGTGCAGGCAGTAGCGGCGGTGCCTTGCGCTGTAATTTGCGCAAACGCAAGAGCGGCATCTGCCGTTTCCCAATCACCATTTGCGGATACCGTCCACTTTGTCGGCCCCGCAACAAACTCACGCGCCCCGTCGGTGCTGCCGAGATGCGTAGCATCCAGCACGTCGCCCTCAACCTTAACGGTAACTTCTACCGGCTCCGACAGGTAATACGTGCCGACTGCGGTAAGAATCCCTGCAACTGCCATAACACTTCCCTCCAAACATGAAAAACTAAACCGTTAAATTTCCTCTGTCCAAACATCTACAACCAGCGTCATGCTCAACATATTATCAAGCGGCGGTGGTATTGAACTTTCGATTGAGCCAATGCGAATCAGATAAATCTTTGTATCGGGTGTCGCGGCGCAATCGCTCGTGTTGTGCAGTACCGCCCGCACACGCTCCACCACCGCGTCCAGCGTTGCACGGGTTCCGGTTTCCTCGACGTATACCGTCACTGAAAACGTCCACCAGATATGCCGCAACCCAAGCACGTCGTTCTGTACCCCGCCCTCGTGGACTATGTGAATCGCCGGATAGATATGCCGCGCAGCCCACGGGAATATCGGGTTGGTGAATATCGCCGGGGTTCCCATGTATTCGCCAATCAACGCGGCCAGCGGCGCATCCGCCGCGAGGCTCTGGTACAGGCTATCAATCGTGTCGCTTAATAGTGGCATCAGGTTTTCTTAAATAAGAAACTGCGAATCTTTGCGATGTTCTCTTTCACGTTCTTCAGTAGGAACGGGCGCAACCCGCCTTCCAGATACTTTGCGTAGTCAACAGTATCGAATAGGAACCCGCCCACTTCCGTATTGCCCTTGCGCACCACCTTCCCTGCAACTTGCCGCTGCAACTCACCGCTGCGCTTGCGTGGATATTGCCCCGGCAGAGACGGCGCATAATTCGTGCCGCCCCTCGGCCCCTTGCTACGCTTCATTACGTTCAGCCGAATTTTCAAGTCACGCACAAGGAACGCCACAACCCGCCGCATCCGGCTGTGAATGTCCTTGACTTGCCGCTCCTGCCATTTCACTACACCAGCAGGGATTGTATTCTTAACTGCCAACAGGCCGCTCCTTCGCTCCCCAGAACTGGTACGTGCTATTGGCCGAAACGGTATCCTTTGCCGTCAACTCGCATATCAGGTCGTTCCCGTCCTCATCCTGCATCAGCGGGTCGCCTGCCGAGTCCACGAACAGCAGCCGGTCACGGCGGTTTATATTCTCCATGCGCCGCGTACTCACAACCCAGTCGGGAGTATCCAGCGCAATAATCTCACGCTGCCCCGGTGTCCATTTCCGACAGAACACAATGCCCTGCGGCTCCCATGTCCGCGTCTCACCGCCTATCCCATCGGCCACCCGCGTCACACGGTACAGCCGTGCCTCGGAGTTCAGCCTCATATCGCCCGCCTCCGGTAGCGGTCAATCAACATGCGCAAGCCCGTCGGCAATCTATCTGTGAACTTCGTGCCCTGAGAATAAGAATAATCGCCGAGGTTCTCCGTACTGTAATCGTCGCGGTTCTCGAAAAACGCCTTAGTCAAGCCGAGTATCATCTGGCGCACATCGAGCGGTACATCCGTCAGCGCAGCATATCCAGCCGTGTAGGTTACTTGCCAGCGCAACGGTGCCTCGCTGTAATTCTCGTCTGACGCGGCACGGATTATACCGAGGTCGGGATACAGCCGATAACTTGTAGCGACTTCCGTTGTGCCTGCATCCACATTCACCACGGACGTAATCGCACCGACAGGCCGGTAGCGCAGATAAAACCGCGCCTCACCCCCGTCGAAATCCTCCACTACCGCCTCGGCTGGAATGCGTAGATACAAGCCGCACCAATTCTCAACAGCGTTCTCGGCCGCCTCGATGCACTCTTGTATCTTGGTATTCTCGCCGGTTGCCCCGACTTGCAGATGCTCTTTCGCTTCGGCCAGAGTTATCACTACCGACATACCTTGTCCTCTACCAGTCGTGCCATTTTATCCTGCGGCCTTTTACGCCGCTTCTTACGGAGCCGCTTCATAGTGTGCCTCACCGCAGGGGAGGCCGCATACAGTCCGAGAGGGGAGTCATTAAACTGTTGACGGCCACCCCCTGCTTATCCTTGATTACTACTCTGCGGGCGTATCGCCCCAGTTGTCGTCGTTCAGATAGTCCGCTCTGGTGGAGAATATCGACGCGGAACATACCGTATCCGCAGCCGCAGTTATGCGCAGGCGAACATACCTAGAGGGCAGCCCGTTTCCGCTTACCGGCAGCAACTCGGTCTTGATTGCGTCGAAGAGGAGATTGTCCGCTGCAACGCTCGCAGCCGTCCATGTGTTTCCAGCAACGGTACCGGTCATAACGCCATCAGTTGCACCAGCCCTTTGGAACGTAATGCCCGTGCCAGTCCACCCGCCATCGCCGGTCAAGTGCGTGTCGTTGCATTCGAGAACTACATCAACCGCTGCCGCAACATTGACCGCATCGGCGGTAGCAATGATGCCGATTTCGTGGTACAGCGAAACATCTATCGCTATCGTTACCCACGGACTTCCGACAATGGTGTAGGTGAACGCCTCGTGCTGCGTGGTGTTGGCGTTCGCAATGTCTTGACAAAAACCCATCTTGTCAATGATTTGTTCTTTGTATCCCATGTTATTGCTCCTGAGTATTCGCGGCAGGGGGGAGATGAATACCCCCCTGCACATCGTTAATATTAAACAGGCGTCTGATTCCAATCGTCAGGAACCGCGCCCCAACTGCCGGTGCCGCCCATATAGTTCGGGTCCCACGCAAGCAGTGTAGCGAAGAGCGGCGTATTCGCGCCGTCAGCATCTGTAGTGTCCCAGTATAGCCGCATGTAACGGCTGACCGCAGCAGTCGCGTCAACCGGAATAGTCGCAGAATCCAGCGCATCACATATTAAGTCTGCGCCTTCGCCAACGTCCTCTTCCAAGATTACACCGTTCACGTTACCGAGTACGTCGAACGTAACGTCGGTACCAGTCCAGTTTGCCTCGAATGCACCGCCGCAGCGATAATCATGCGATACCTGTACGGTAATAACCGTATCGGATAGCGGCGTAGCAGATGAGGCAATAACGGCAACCTTGTGTATGGTCGCCAAATCTATCGGTTGTGAAAAACCAGTAGTGTTTGTAACGTACAAATCAGCAGGCAATACCGCAGCCGTACAACCGCCACGCGCTCCGAGTTCTACTTTCAGTCCCATGTCATTGCTCCTGTAAGATTACTCGGCCACGATGTCGGTTAATGCGACAAACGCCATAGGCTTCAGCGGCTTGCCGCCCAGTCTCATCTCGGCACGAATGTACGTCAGGTTCTTGGTGAAAGCGTCATACGCCTCACGGCTCGACAGTATTTCGATTTCCTCACGCACTGCATAGCCGTAGTAACTCGGGTCGCACAGTACAAGGTCGCCCTCGGTACCGAGTGCAGAAAGGTTCGGACTTATCAGCAACGGCCTTCCGCGTAGTGTTTGCGCCCATCCACCGGACGGGTCAGGAGTCATGATGGGCCTGTTCGCCGTATCAGTCCACGCCATGATTGCTCCCCATGCTCCGGGAGACGCCACCCAAATCGCATTGCCCCAATCCTGCACAGGCAGCGCAACCATCATGGCTACAATGTCGGCCCATGCAATCGCTCCGGCTCCGGCCCGGTTCACGAGCGTAATACCCGGACACGTCAGAACACCAAGAGGCTCGCCAATACCGGTACCAACCCAGAACTTGTTTTCAATATCGGTGGTTATCGTCTGGGTCAGTTTCTGGCCGACGTATGCCTCGATATTAAATATCGCATCCTGAATCAGTTGCTTGGTAATGGGCGTATAGCCCGCGACGGTGAAGACCTCAATGACATCCAACATGAACGCCATTTCGGTTGCCGTCTTGAGCGACCCTTCGGGTGTCCACTCTACTGTACATCCACCCTGCCAGTTGGTGCCCTGATTCAAAACGGGTATCTTGAGCGAGTCGCCGGAGGTCGTGTAGCGTGACGCTCTGGGATACAGCACAAGGTCAACAGGCGGGTTTTCAATTATGCCGTTATACAGGTCAGACGGCACAAGGAAACCACCGGCGGAGCCGGTACCCTCCGAAAGCACCTTCTCTCCGTTGGGTGTCAGGGCATTCGCCCTGCCGAGCAACCTGTCAATGCCAGCCCAGAATGCCTGCTTATATTCGGGCGACTTGCGCATTCGCATTTTCTTCTCGTGTGCGGATTCAACAACAATCGCCTTGCCGTCAATGTTCAGTGCGTCATCAACCGAATGCTTCTGCTCCGGCTTATCCGGCATTGCATCCAATTTCGCAGCCGCTTCAGCCTGCCCGATTCGCTTCACCAGCATATCAACTTCGTCGGTGAAACCGTCCAGAGCCTTTCCGTCCTCATCGGTAAACGGAGATTCATCGGTTGCATCCCCCGCCTTATCGAGTAGTACCTTCTGCTCTGCTCGCTTCGCGGTCAACTGACCACGCAGTTTTTCTAATGCAGTCATGTTATTTCCTCTTGTGAGAAGTATCAGTTACTTGCCAATCGCCTCTTGCACCCTGCGTTCCTGATTCTCTGCCCGATGTGCCTTCGCTCTTATCACGGAAGGCGGCATCAGCGATGACGTTCCCACAGTGTCCTCCACCGCTTCGGAGTCCGGCTGCGTTACATTGGCTTTCACCAGAACGTCGCTCAAGTGCGCAATGTGCAATCTCAATTCGTCGAATTCGTTTTGACTGATTTCTTTGCCTGATTCTATATCGTAAACGCACTCGGCAATCCATCCAACCATTGCTGCCTTTGCGTCTGATTTCCACGGCGGCTCACTATTTAGTCGGTCGTAGTATCTCGTAAGGTGGGTTTTCACCACAGTCACGTCCGCGTCAGATAGGGTCTTGCCGCCGTGTGTCCCCATGATTTCGCCAGCCGCTGCATACAACGCTCGCGGTACAATCTGTATCTTGCCGTCTATTACATCCGCAACGGGGAAGCGGTATGCTGCTATGTTCTGCGCAGCACCATGCTCGTGCCACAGAAACCCCTTGCGGTATTTCGCCATGTCAACTTCGCCGTCAGCAGTCGCCCATTCTTTAATGCGCCGTCGTGCCGTGCCCGAATCCCAATTCATATCCTCTGTTGTAATCGGCAGGTCTTGGTACGGCACGGCGGCCTTTACTCCAGACACATACGCCTGCTCATTCATGCCGAACGGGACAAGCGATATTTCGTACAACTTCAACTCGCGCAAATGGCGCACTTGCTTGCGCTCTTTCGTGTCACCATCCTCAACAGTGTAATCAAATTTCTTCGCATCGTAGCCGAAAGAGACCTGATTGATATGCCCCTCGATAGCCTTCTGCCGGAGGTTCTGCGCATCGTCGGTAGAGGCGAACTGCGCGGTGAATTGCAATCCAGTGTCATCTTCCTTCGCTTCTGTCACCGTGCCGACAACGCCCCCGCACGTCCACTCATGCGAGTCCATCAGTTTTATCAGCCCTTTCTTCAGCCGCTCTTTCAGCGTCTTGCGGAACGCGCCACGATGCACCATGTCCCCGCCGCTATCCACCACGTCGAATATACTGGCATACCCGCGCACTACGTTCTCTTCGCCGTCAACTGGCGGCAGTACCTTGAACTCTCTTGTGATTACTTCACGTTCCACGCTCATCTCTTAGCCCCCAACCATGATTTCCTCTTCCGGCCCCGGTATGATTACACATCTGCAATTCGGATGCAGCGGCGGGTGTTGCGTGTCCCGTGTTATTCCGAGGTGCCGCTCCGCATCGCCAACCGTCCACTGCACCTCACTCCCTGCCGCCTGAAAAATCTCGTCAATCCCTATCGGCCCCTTCTGTCCCTGCTGAATACACGATTCGCAAGTCACATCATCTTCTGTCACCAGCCATTCCTTCGTCGTCACGCCGATGCTCTTATACCCCGCTTGACTCGCGGCGTTGTACGCATTCACTGATTCCGTGTGCGCTATCATCTTGGCGCGTACCCTGTCGAACTCGTCGAACTTGGCAGTCAACTCACCGGTCATCTTGCGCTCGCTCCACCCCTCCTGAATGCCCGTAGCCAGTACGCTACGCACTTGCTTGATACTTGTGCCGTTCACGTTCGCCGCAGAGAGTAGCGATTGCTTCTGTACCGCGTCGGCCAAGACTACATTGCGCTGGGCGGCGGGTATCTCCACTCCGATTTCCTCAAGCGTGGAATCCAGCCCCTCACTCATCGCCTCGCTGAATTCGCCCTTGAACGATTCCTGCAACCGCATCTCCCATGTATGCCCCAACGCAGTCAGTTTCTCATTCAGCAATACGCCGTCAATCGCCTTGCGGCTACTCCGTACCGCCGCCTTCATCTCTTTCAACTCCAACGCGAACTCGGCCTTCATGTCCCGCTCTATCATCGGCCGCCACTTGTCCGCTTCCAGCAATCGCCGATTCGCCCGCTTGATTAACGCCCGCCGCCGGAGGCCTGTATTATCGGTACTTTCTATGTCGTTAATATGTGCTGCCGATTCTTCTGCTTTAGCGTCTTTAGTTTCATCCTCAATATCAGCCTCCGGCTCTACGGGCGCATTCCCACTTACCGGCCTCTCCATAATCGAATACGTCTGCAAGAACACATCGCCCACTTTATCGTCCACGGGCGGCAACCCCATCTGTGTCCGCGCCTCGTTGCGCGTCAAGATGCCCGCCGCGATTCCCTTGAATGCGAACTCCCGATTCTCGATACGCTGCACAAGAAAGCCCGGCGTCTCTGTCAAGTCGAAGATAATCTCGAACTCATCGCCAAGCGGCGCAGCCAACCCCCTCGTCAACTCATCTGCGAATAGCGTGCAGAGCGGGTAAATCGTACTGTCCCAGAACCATGCCTTCGCTTCGGCCACGTTGTTGTAAGTCTTGTGCAACATGCCTACGTACAGGCCGATGATTTCTGCCGGTACACCGAACGCTGCGCAGATACGCGATTCGGTCAATTCCCGCAGTGGCCCCATTTCCAAATCCTTCGGCGTCATCATCGTGGGGTTGTATCTTATCCCACCCTCAAGCAACGGAGTCATGCCCCGCTTGTCGCCGCTGTACCGCTCGCGGAACTGCGTTAGGAGCCTATCGCGTACATCCGCGTCAAGCGTCGCATCGGTCTCAAGCGTACCGCCGGGCAACGCGGGATTCTCCAGCAACGCCTTCATACAATCCGTCGCTTCGTTATCCGTGTTCGCCATGCGCACCGCACTCGTCAGGGGCGATACGCCGACCAGCAACTTGTCGGGACTCGGATACATAATGTGAATCATATCCTCGGGCGGTATATACGTCGTGTGCCCGTTCACCTTGTACTCGTACCCTGCAACCGCAATCTCCGCACTCGGTATCGGCGCAACGCGGTCGGGACGTAACGGCCACATCTCCACCACCTCTCCGGCGTTATTCCGCCAGAGATGTAGATACACATTCCCGTCAAGCGCATAGTGCGTTACCATGACCCGCATCCACGCGGTCTGACTGTGCAACGTGTTTGGCTTGTCAAGCAACCCCTGCATCGGATGGTCAAGGTACGGCTCACGCTCATCACCCACCCACTTCGTAAACGTCAGCGGAGGCGTGCTGCCTGCTATTGCCACCGCCTGAACACATGCGAAGATTGCCGCGTTCTTTTTGTATCCCTCATCTACAAAGTTTTGGAAATTCCTATCCGTCCATTCCGGCCTGCCGAGACTATGCGCAGGGAATAGCGGGGCAGCCTTACGCCCGCGCAGGCTCGCCTCTATACGCTCTGCGAGTAGTTTCCCCCAGTACTTCAAGCGTGCTAGTGCCATCTTATTTCCCTGTTACTGTTCAATGATAATCGCAACCGCGCCAACCGTATCGCTAATTTCAATATGGCACCTATTGAGGACGGCCCCACCACCAGTTTCACGGATATCCGTTATGTCTACCGCTGGATTTGCCAATTGTATGTCAGCCGCAGCCAGCACAATGCCCACTTGGGTTCCAGTCGTGCCATCTTCCTGCACATAATCCACATCGAGCGTCCAGTTGGCGACACCAACATCTCTGACCAATCGCATATTCGCATTGCCGTAATTCGCTATCGGGTCTGCGCCCACTACATATATCTGATATGGCTCCGTACCCGTCGCGCCCGTGCCGATTCGGCAACCATCCGTGAATGGGCCGCCGAAGATGAAATGTCCGAATCCAACTATTTGCCCAATGCCAATATCAAAAAACGCATTTACACGTGCCCAGTCGTTGTACCCCTCAGCGTAACCGCCTGCGATACTCTGCGCCACCGGTCGTATCGGCGGGCCTGCTACCGCCGCCCAGTTGTTCAGGCCGCAATACACATTGTTCGCGTGTATGTGTTCCCCCGTCACCCGATACCAAGCGTAGGCGAAGTTGCGATGCACGTCATACGTTGACGCCTGAAGATATGCATTGATGTCGGTATAGCCCGTCTTGATGTCGGTATTCATTGCGGAGATAATGCCCTGAAACTTATTGGACACAATCGACGGCAGGGAGTCGGCGTAATCGTGCGTGTCCATTGCGGCGATGCAATTCGCCTCAGCATTTGAATCAGCCCGCGCAACCCTCGGCACCGCCAAGTTGTCATGCAGAAACCACGATATGGGATACGTGCCGATATTATCATACTGCGTATCTATCGAGGCTTCGTGCAGTATGCCCACTTGATACGCTATCGCCTCGCTAATGGTCTGGAAAATCGCAAATGGAATCATGGCTTTTCGCTCCTGTTATTTTATCCGGCGTACACTGCGTAAATTGTCCTGTCGGCAGTCTGCACAACACTCGTTCTTATGCGCATCACCGGCCTCGTGCCGCGAGGGGGATTCGTCTGGAGAATCGCCTTTGTGCGCGTCGTCACATCTATGTAAGTACCGGCCTGACCATCACCAATCGGCTGGTCTGACAATATCGGGCGGTATGTGTCGCCGGGTATGTATGTGGACTGCGCAGCCGCCCACGTTGTCCCGCCGTCGATACTTATGTCCAAGAATATGTCCGCATCTGCGCCCGTCCATGCTTCCGGGAATACAAGCCCCATATATTCCACGTTCCACGGAACCGTAACCGTGTCCGAGATTGCGGGGTCATCGTCTTGATTAATCGTAAATGTGTCATTCGCTATCGGGTATCTCATTTCTTTCATTGGCATCGGTCATGTCCTTTCGCTTGGTTATACGGCAGCCGGATATGTTCTCAACCCGCCTGCACAACTCGTCTCTATCGCCCGTGCGATTGAATTCCTCAACCGCCGCGCCCAACTGTACCTTCTGCTCCTGCGCAGATAGCCGCTCCTGCCGCGCTCTCTGGCGATTCCATTCCGTCACACGCTTGGCATGATGCACCAGCAGGTCGCGGTATGCGGCTATGTGTTGTTCCGTGTCCATCAATACGGTATCCCGAACTCGATATTCTTACTGCCTCGTCCCAGTTGACCCGCCATGCCCCACGTCGTTGCCTCCAGCATAGAAGCAACCATGCTGCCGTGCCGCATGGTGGGGTCGGTGGTAATTTCGATTGTCCCGAACGTAGGGCCGGGTATCAGTGCGCCGATGTTCACCACCTCAAGCGCGTTTGGGTTTATGTTTGTAGAGTTATTCGTTACGAGTACACCAGCGGGACTAAACGCATCCCACCTTATCCCTCGTACCCCCGCCCCTTCACCAGTCCATGCAGTTGCATTGAACACAGTCAAGATGGTATTCGTTAGAGGCATGATAGTCGTATAGTCGGTCAAGCATCGCTCGAACGCAAGCGCATCCGTCGCCGTGCGTAAATACGGATGCCACCCGTCGTATTGGTGCAGCGCAATAGGTGCGTTTGGACTTGCCGTCTCTGCATGTGCCATGACCAGCGTATTGTCCAGCGTATCCTCGAAATCAAATACTACAACAACTGAAAAATACATCCCCATGAACCACGACAGGTTATATTGCATTGTAGTATTCGCGGGCGATACAAACGCCAATGGCCCCATGGTCGGTGCGCCATTCTCGGCGTAAGCATAAATCCTACCCCTTCGCACATTCACAGAGCGATTGCAGATAGACAGCAGGGTAATGTCGTCCGTCCACATCGACGTGAAAATGAATATGCCCGTGCGCTCTCGCGGACTTACGGTAACTCCACCCCCTACGCTACCTGATACCGCCGGGGCTGCAACCGTGCCGCCGATTGTCGGCGCAGAAGTCGAGCCGCTCATCGTCCCGTCGGCCAAGCCTCCCACGAGGCCATTGCCTACGATGCCACCGCCCAGTCTCGGATTGCGTATCGTACCTATCATGCAAGGCTCGGATATACTTTAACTGCGTCGTGGAATATATCCCACGTCCCCACGAATGCGCTCGGCACAACAAACGTCAGCCTCATCTCGTGCCGGTACTCATTAACCGCAAGCGCCGTCGTATCGGCGGGCGCAAAGTTCAGCAGCACCCGGCTATTCGCGCCGTCCAGTGTCATCTCTGCATCGGCCTGCGTCCAACTAATCGCCGCTACCGTCGCATCGTAAGCCGTCAGGCGGTACACGGCAGTCGCGCCCGCCCATTCGGCCACGGGTATCGCGGCCCCGTCGGCATCCGTCACGTCGATAATCACGTCGCGCTCTGCGTTGCGCCTTAACTCAAGAATCGCTGTGTTGGTGTTCTCGCCTATCATTTCCCGGTACCCTCACGCCCACATAATCGACGGCGCGACCGTATGCGCCACCTTATCCCACTGCTGAATCGCCAGAGCCGCCGCGCACACGCAATCGTCATGTAGCCCCTGCGGTGCGTTGTATTTCACCCCGCCCGCCGAATAGACGAACTCAAACTGCTCCATCTCGGAAGCCAGAACACCACGCCGGAATCGCCACTCCTGATTCTGCGTAGCCACAGCCATGCGCTCCATCATCTGCTGCTTACTCGTCGCACTGAACTTCAACCCCGTCACATTGCGCTTCTTGCGGTGCAGGCGTTCCACAATCGGGTCGCCAACGCCGGTACTATCCACAAGCGTCTTGGTATCCCCCACCAGCCGCAGGATGCGTTCCTCAGTTGCCCCCCAGTCCGATTGCCACCGCTCTTCGACACACTCGGCACCATCGGCGTTCAACCCGATTACAACCGTCCAGTCAACGCTCTTGGCGAGGTCAACGCCGAACGCCACGGCAGGGCCATCGGCTAATCCGTCCATCGTGCATGATTCGATTGCAGATAGCCCGAACGGGTTGGTGCTGTCCTCAGCCGCCTCAGCCTCGTACAGTTCGCGGAACACGTGTTCAGGCAGCGCACGGCGGGCGTCCTCAATCTCCTGCGCCTTGATAATCCCAGCCTCCACCGCATCCTGCCATGTAATCTTGACGTATAGCATATCAGGTTCACCGGCCTCGGCCTTTCGCGCCAGACGGTACGCCCAATTCTTACGCCCCTTCACGTTGCCGATAATCCACACCGGCCCCCGCGTAGCGGTGAGCGTAGAGCGTAGGGCGTGCCATGATTCCTCACGGCAGCGCGTCGCCTCGTCAATCACTGCACCGTGAACATCCTCGCCGTACAGGTTATCCGGTTTCTCTGCCGACTTAAACCAGATGGTCGCCCCATTCAACTCAATGCTGCGCGTGCCGTCACGGGCCGTCCAGCCCTCCTGGTGGCGGTCTGTATCGCGCAGCCAATTACACAGCCGCCCGTATGCAATTTGAGCCATAGAATAAACCGGCGCAATCCACCAGTAATGCTGCCCACGCTTCCCGTTCAATGCAAGAGACAAGATGCGGGTGAGGCATGTGACGGTTTTGCCTGATTTCGTAGAAGCCTCGACGATGGTGTATCGTGATGTGGAGTCGTATATTTCACGTTGCTTCGGGTATAGAAACGGAAGGTGCAGTAACCCCCGCTTATTGTCGTGATATGTGGGTCGTTCAGTTGTCAGTGTCGCTATCACCGTTGAATTTTATGTCCCATACAATCGGGCCGGAGTCCTTACCGGAATGCTCGTAATCGTGCTTATCGCGTTGGCCGAGCATATTCTTGCCGAGCCAGATAAGCATAGTCGTGTTACCCTTCTCGGCCTTCTTCCATTGCATCCTGCGCAGAGACGCCTTTGCGGATTCACGCCCCTTTATAATGACATCCGCACAACGCCGCTCAAGCGTATCCACACTGCACTTGCAGACGGCGGCAATCTCTATCATCGTGCAGCCTATACCGGCCAGTTTCTCGACCAGTTCAAGGTCGAGTTCAATGCGCGGTGGCGCCATAATAAAATCCCTCTGAGCGTTTACTCAGAAGGATTAAATCACAAAAGTACGCAAAAGTCAAGAACCAACTCTGCGCACGCGCAGATGTTTAGTGATTTTATTTTACTCTACCCATACATCTCGCTTCTCTTGTCTCTTGCGCTTTATGCGTTTTATTAAACGCATAATAAGAAACGGTGGTACAACAACCACAAGAAGAGGACTAAGGATTATAGCGGCAAAAGTAAGCATCACTACAGCCCCCGCCGCATCCATGAAATCCCCGAAATCATCAAATAATTCACTCACAACTCGCCCTCCTCGGGTTTCCGCGCCAGATACCGCTTCGGCCACTTGCCGAGAATAGCGGTTCGGGACATCCACCGTCCCTTGCACTCAACGCACTCCCATAAGACCTCGTGCGTCTGGTCGTACTTTGCGCCCCTATCGCGGCAGTCCATCTGCCGTAGCCTGCCGGTGCATTGTGGACATTTTAGCATAGCCGCCCCCCCTGCTTCCCCCAGTGCCGTATGCGCCTTTCGGCGATAGCGTAACTCTCCGCGTCCTGCTCAATGCCGATGAACTTGAATCCCTCTAATGCGCAGGCACACCCCGTCGCCCCGCTCCCCATAAACGGGTCAAGCACCGTACCGTCGGGCCGCGTAACAAGCCGTGTCAGGTATTGCATGAGTTTCAGCGGCTTG